CAGGGGTCCAGACTTGAGCTTTGGTGATGCAGGTATAAGAAAACAAATGCACAGAGTTATACTTAACTACGAACCAGAAGCTGCTATCAGTGCCAACTTAATATTACGTTACGATAATGAGAGCACAGGATCAGCAAGACCTGCGCCTTATCCCTTGACAACAGCAAACGTAGGCGCACAGTATGGCTCTTCTACATATAGCACATCGTCCTCTACGACACAGTTTGTTTACGGTGGTGCTACAAACCCCTTAGTTAGACAACCAGTAGAAGGTTCAGGCTTTACTGTTGCACTAAAGGTAGATGATGATGGTGTATCTGCACCGTACTCTCTAAAAGGATTTCAATTAGAATATCAAGTAGGAGCTAGACGATAATGGGAGCTACATACACAAGACAGTCTACATACACAGATGGCGACATAATTCAAGCATCCGATACAAACGATGAGTTTGACCAACTGCTTGCTGCCTTCGCTGCTGGCAGTGGACACACACACGATGGCACAACAGGTGAAGGTGGCCCTCTTAGCACTCTGGCAGGACACGCCTTAACCTTTGGTGCAGGAACTACAGATACAGATATTGTTATTACATTTGATGGTGAGACAAATGACGGTACACTAAAGTGGATGGAGGATGAGGATTACTTTGAGTTTTCTGATGATATACTTGTAGCGTCCACAGAAAAAGTACAGTTTCGTGATACAGCTATCTTTATCAACTCTAGCACAGACGGGCAGCTTGACATTGATGCAGATACAGAGATAGAGATTACTGCACCCACTGTAGACATTAACGCATCTACTGCAGTTACAGTTAGCAATGATCTTAAATTAGATAGTGATGCTGCTGTACTAGGCTTTGGTGCTGACAACGATGTTACACTTACACACGTAGCTGATACGGGACTACTGTTAAACAGCACAAGTGTAATACAGTTTAACGATGCAAGTCAAAACATTGGTGCTCCTAATGCAACCACGCTAGACATCAACGCTACAGATGAGATTGAACTTAACGCAACACTGATAGATGTAAACGGTAACTTAGATGTATCAGGCACACTTACTGTTGCAGGTGCATTAGACTTTGGTGATGCTAACATTACTAACGTAGGTAGTATTGCACTAGATACTATTACTAATGATGGCACAGACATTACACTAGACTCCTCTGGTGATATTATATTAGATGCAGGTGGTGCAAACGTAACAATTAAAGATGACGGTACGTCCATACTTGACATTGCTAATAACTCTACTGACGTAGAACTTACAGTGAGCACAGCAGATAAAAACTTTAAGATTAAAGGAACAGATAGTTCTAGTGCAATAACTGCTTTAGACATTGATATGGCACTAGCAGGTAAAGCTACATTTAATGGCGATGTGTCTGTGGGTGCAAAACTAATAATGCCTGATAATACAGCACACAAACTACTTATTGCTGACGGGACTAGTTACGAAGAAAAAGCTGTAGGTGATTTAAATGAGATAAGCACGGTGGCAAATGATGATGTGTTTCTTGCCGTAGATACTTCTGGTGGTGGACTTAAAAAGATTACACGTAGTACCATAGTTTCTGGTCTTGCTGTATCTGGTGCTTCCATAGCTAATGTAGTAGAGGACAATACACCACAACTAGGTGGTAATTTAGATTTAAACTCAAACAATATTAATGGTGCTGGTGACATACTTCTTAATGATGGAAGATTCATAGGTGATGCAAACGGTAACGAACAGATAATCTTCCAGACTACAAGCTCTGCAGTTAATCAGTTTGATGTAACTAACGCAGCTACAGGCAATGCACCTGAATTATCTGCAACAGGTGGTGATACAAATATTGATTTAAAACTTACACCTAAAGGTACAGGTCAAGTAGTAATTGATGGTAACGTAGGGATAGAGTCAGGTGTCATTGATCTTAAAAATGCAGGGTCGCAGTCATACATAAGATTTTACTGTGAGTCTTCTAACGCACACTATGCACAACTTCAAGCACCTGCACACTCTGCCTTTGGTGGTAATATAACTTTAACTCTTCCAGCTACCACAGATACACTAGTAGGTAAAACTACCACAGACACGCTAACAAATAAAACACTCACAAGTCCTGTTCTTAATACTGCCACAGTAGGCACATCTATCGTACCAGCAAGTGCAGATGGAGCAACACTAGGTAGCGCAAGCGCAGAGTTTTCTGATTTGTTCTTAGCTGATGGTGCAGTAATATCTTTTGGTAACGATCAAGAAATAACACTAACTCATGTTGCTGATGACGGTCTTATACTTAAACATGTAGGAACAGGTGATGGTAAAGAGCCTAGTTTTTCTTTTCATGCTGGTGACAACGATATTGCAGCAGATGATGTATTAGGATCTATATTCTTTAAAGCACCAGATGAGGGTTCTGGTACAGACGCTATTCTAGTTGCGGCAGGTATTGAAGCAGTATCAGAGGGAGACTTTAGTGCTTCTAATAATGCGACTAAGCTATCGTTTTTAACGGGTGCTTCTGAAGCGGCAGCAGAAAAAATGTCATTAAGCTCTGCTGGACTTCTTACTATTGCAGATGACCTAATGATAAAAGATGGCGGTACTATTGGTGTTGCCTCTACGAATGACGCGATTACTATTAGTAGTGCTGGTATTGTAACATTTAAAGATGACATACTAATAAAAGATGGTGGCACTATTGGTTCTGCTTCAGATGCCGATGCTATTACTATTGCTTCAAATGGAGTAGTAACTTTTAGTCAAGCTGTGTCAGGCACATCAGCAGACTTTGATGGTGGTGTAACAATAGATAACATTACTATTGATGGCACTGAGATAGATTTATCTTCTGGTGACTTGACAGTAGATGTAGCAGGTGATATAATTTTAGATGCTGATGGTGGTGACTTTAAGTTTCAAGATGATGGGACTGAAATACTTAGAATTACCAACTCATCTAGTGACGTAATCATTAGACCTGTTGTTGACGCTAAAGATATAATTTTCCAACAGAGGGATGGTACAGAAGTTGCTAGAGTAGAAGACAACGGTACGTTTAACATTGTAACTGGTAAACTAGCAATCAATGGAACTGCTGTAAATTCTACCGCAGCAGAGTTAAACTATGTAGATGTATCTACACTTGGTTTAACAGAAGCAAGTAAAGCAGTAACTGCAGATAGCAATGGTGTTGTTAGCTTTGATAATGGTACGATTGAAGAGTCTACAAGTGTTAGCTCTAGCTCTGGTGCAGCAACTATAAACCTGAGAGATGGTAATGTATTTGAACATGATCTAACAGAGAATGTAACTTACACTTTTTCTAATCCAGCATCTAGTGGACGCGCTTCTGCTTTTATACTGAAGGTTATACAAGATTCTACTGCACGTTCTATAACATGGCCGAATTCAGTAGACTGGGCTGCAGCCACGGCCCCAACTATAACAACAACTAATAATGGCGTTGATGTGTTTGGATTTTTAACCATAGACGGTGGTACAACTTACTATGGATTTACGCTTGGACAAGCGATGGGATAATAAATGACAGCTTCTACTATTTTACTTAATGCAGCTTCAGGTGCGGCTGGTGATCCATTATTTGTGGAGAATGTGTTCAGTACGTTTGTATATGATGGCACTAATGATAATAACCACCGTATAAGAAATGGCATTGACCTAAGTGGTGAAGGTGGTTTGGTTTGGATTAAAAGCAGGGATGTATCTAGGAACCATGCTTTATATGATACAGAGAGAGGTGTTAATAAATATTTATCATCTAATACAACTAGTGCACAAACTGATCTCTCTAGTTCTAATGATCAAGGTGTAAAAGCATTTAATTCTAACGGTTTTACTATGGATGATGATGCTTTAGTAAATGCAAATGATCCCGGTCTTGTTTCATGGACCTTTCGAAAAGCCCCTAAGTTTTTTGACATTCAAACTTGGAGCGGCGACAACTCAACCAACAGAAGTATAAGTCATAACATTAATGGCACGGTTGGTTCAATCTTTGTAAAAAGAACTAACGGCACTGACAGTTGGTATTGTTATCATCGTGGCATTGGCGAAACAAAAACTGTATTTTTAGAAAGCACATTACAAGCATACACACGACCAGACTGGGGGAATACAGCACCGACGAGCAGCGCATTCACAGTCAACGGGATAACAAATACTACCGGATATGACTACGTTGCATACCTCTTTGCTCACAACAATAGCGACGGTGGATATGGAGATGATGCAGATCAAGATATAATTAAGTGTGGGAGTTATACTGGTAATGGGTCTGGAACAGGTCCAGTTGTTGATCTTGGGTTTGAGCCACAGTGGGTAGTGATTAAAAACGCGTCATCAACAGGCCCTTGGGTTGTATTAGACACCATGAGAGGATGGCCTGTTACAAACGATACTACATATACAGACCACATGCTGTGGTGGAATACAAGTGATGCAGAATACACGTCAGTGAAACGTGCAAATCCAACATCAACTGGATTTCAAATCCGACAAAACAATAGTCAAGTTAACACGAATGGAAACACCTACGTCTACATGGCAATCCGGCGTGGTCCAATGGCTACACCAGAAACAGCGCCTAGCGTGTTTCATGTAGGTCTTTCAAGTGAGACAGGCTCAACTGCACCAGAGTATTATAGCGGCTTTGTTGTAGATATGGCTATTAAACGTATTATGTCTGCAAGTCAGCCTAACTATATCTTTGATAGATTACGTGGTGGTAACTCCCTTAGAACTGATACAACTGCTGCTGAAAGTGGTTTTAGTTCAGCTAAGTTTGATTACATGGATGGTTATTATGACGGAACGTCTAGCTCTACCTCCGACTGGTCGGCTATGTGGCGTCGTGCTCCCGGCTATTTTGATGTGGTTGCTTACACAGGAAATGG